AAGAGATGGAATGATAACGTCAATCATGGCACTCCTATTTTGGACATGGGCAAGAAGTACAAACAGATTAGTATGCCCATTGAGGATGCGATGTTCATTACCGCAAGGCAGTTCCAGATTCAGGACATTGCGAGGATCTTTAGGGTTCCCCCGCATTTGTTGGCCGATTTGAGCAGAAGCACGTTTAGCAATATTGAGCACTCAGATATACAATTTGTAAAGTACAGTTTACGCCCGATGGTTAAGAGGTACGAACACGAACTTGAAACCAAACTCTTAGGTGACAATTTAGGAGTTAAGAGCGTAAGATTCAATCTTGACGGAATTTTAAGAGGAGACACAGCCACCAGGGGAGAATATATAAGCAAGATGGTTGCCGCACAGATTATGACGCAAAACGAAGCAAGAAAGATGGAGAACCTTAACCCCGTACCCGATGGGGATAAGTTCTTAGCACCATATACCACACCAGGAACAAATAATAATAGCGATGAAAATATTTAAAATCTTACCCGTTTTACTTGTTATGTGCTTCCCGGCCTTCGGGCAGTTTTATCAGGACACAGCAGACTTCCGGATCAGTTACTTCGGTATTCCGAGTCAGAATCCAGACCCAGACTTTGTTAAATCACAAACAGCGGTTACTAACGCTTATTTGTATTATTTAAGTGGGCAGTTAGACAGCATAGAGCCGTATCACCTGTTTATGTTTTTCAGCGATAGCTCGAGTTCATTTACTTACTCCACGAGTTTCGCAACCGTTACAGATGCCGGAGACTCTCTTTTTATTCAGGACGGGTTAGACGGGTTTACTGTTTTCAACGATTCTATTCAAGTAACCAACGCGGGAATTTACGAGTTCCACGCGAATTTTACTTTAGATGCAGATAGCGGTGAAACGGTTAGTTTAAGGTTTTACAATGAAACAGACGGCGCAGCCGTTCCCGGAGTTAGTTCATTAAAGGCGTATGAGGATGACATCCCGCAAAACATAAGCGTATTAGCAAGAGACACGGTCGCAGCCGGGGATACGATATTATTTCAGTTGAAGGGTTCGGCGAGCGGGACTTCGGTTTTAAATCACGGATCTATTTTGATTAAGAAAATAAACAAATGAAAAAGTTAGAAAGATCATTTGGACAGATACGCAGCGTTGAGGATGACAGAACGGTGGAGTTTGTCTTTTCCACTAACGCCCTTGACAGGCATGGCACAAGGATAAATCCCGAGGGGTGGAGGTTGGATAATTTTAATAAGAATGGGATAGCTTCTTATCAGCACCAGGCTTATGGAGATCCCGATCCAGATAAGATAATCGGTCCCGCCAGGGCATGGGTTAAGGATTCCCGATTAATGGGGAACATTACTTTTGAGGACAGGGAAACTAACCCTTTAGCCGACAAACTCTTTAAGAAAGTAAAGGCCGGGACGTTAAATGCTGTTTCCGTTGGATTCTTAGAGCATGATGGTCATTGGGGGAAGAAAGACCTGCAAGAGGAAGAGGAGGTTTATTACTTCGATGACGTTGAGTTATATGAAATCTCTTTGGTATCAATCCCCTCTAATCCCGAAGCACTCGCGGTAAGGAATTTTGAAGCGATGGAGGATGACGAGGCATGGATGGAAGCAATTAAAGCTGTAACTCGAAGGCTTGAAGAGTTCGAGAAAAATAAAACCGACCTTACAAACGAGGTCATAAATTTAAATAAAATGGAGAAAGATGAAAAAAATGACCTTACTCCTGAAAATGAACGTAAGGTCGATGTCAACGTGACAGTTGACGCAAGTAAAATTGAAGAGGCTCTTGGTAAGTTTGCCGAGGATCTTGCCGAAAGACTGCCCGGACCCCCGGCCCCGGCTATGTCTAAGCAGGACGAGAAGGATATGGAAAAGTATTCTTTCCACAAACTGATTAAAGATGCCTACTTAATGACTAAGGGTCAGGGACAACTGACGGGTGTTGAGAAAGAGATGCACCAGGAGGCTATCAAGGAATCAAGGGAAATCGGTACAATTATCAATGGTATCGGCGTACCATCAAGGGTTCTTCATGCCAAAACCAGAGCAGACCTTGCTGCTACTATTACCGCAGCAGGTGGGGCTACCGTTGCCACTGACACCATTGGGTTTATTGACACCCTCAAGAATGCGATGGTTGCCGTCAAAGCGGGGGCCACTGTTATGTCCGGATTAGTTGGTAATGTGAGTATTCCTAAAGCGAGCGCAAACAGTACAGCCTACTGGCGGTCAGAAAAAGGTGTCGCCACTCAGAGTGACCCCACCTTTACCAGCGTGACGCTTAACCCGAACAGGTTAACAGCTTACACCGAGTACACTAATCAGCTTTTGATTCAGTCGAGCATTGACGTTGAAAACTTCGTTAGAAATAACCTGGTTTATTCGACAGCTAATGCCCTTGAAACAGCGGCTTACGAAGGGTCCGGAAGTTCTAACGTTCCACAGGGTATCTTGAATGCGAGTGTGAATGATGCCACTCACGGATCATCTAACCCGACAGCCGCAAGCTGGGCAAACATTGTGAACATGGAGCAGATGGTCGCAGTGGATAACGCTTTAGCCGCTAAGATGGCTTACATTATGAAGTCAACTGCCGCCGCTAAACTGAAGAGAACGGCGCGTGACTCCGTTGGTGGGGGTTACATCTGGGAGGGCACACTTAATGTGATGGCCCCGGTTAACGGTTATCCTTCTTACATTACTAACGTGTTCACAAACGACACTGTTTTGTTCGGCGATTGGTCGCAGCTAATTATAGCGCAATTCGGGGGATTAGATATTTTAGTGAACCCGTACACGCTTGATACTTACGACACTGTGAGGTGTATCATAGCCGGATATTATGACGTTGCCGTTAAGCAGGCTAATGCTTTTGCAAGGATTAACGACCTGGTGGTTACGTAATGAAGGTTAGGGTAAAATTTGCAAAGAGTCCCATCAAGGCGTATGGTCTGGCAAGGTCACTTGGAGATTATGCGATGCTTGATGTAGAGTTAGCTAAAAAGATCCGCGAAGAGCACCCGGACATGATCATCAGTCCGGAGCTTGACGAGATCTTAAAGCCCAAAGAGGTAATAAAAAAAGTCAGGACAAGACCAGTAACACGTGAGAAAGGTAATTAATACTTATCAGCTTTACAAAGCGGCGACCGTACTCCCTGTAAGTGTGTCGGAGACAAAGAGTCACCTTCGGGTGACTCACTCCGACCACGATGCTTTAATTGAGGATCTAATATGGGGAGCGGTCAAGGCTTTTGAAAAGAAAGCTAATGTTTGTCTTTCGAGTCAGACCTGGAAGGGTTTTGCAGATAAGTGTTATGAAGAGTATGAGTTGTGGAAGTATCCCATTTCAAGTATTTCTTCGATCAGGTATTACAACGACTCAAACGTGATGACTACCCTTTCGACAAGTGATTATTATTCCAACGTAGATCAGGGATCAACGGGGTACAATCCCCGCCCGACCAAGATTTTCGTAGAGGATACAGTTTCTACTTACGAAAGGGATGACGCCGTCATAATTACTTTTATCGCCGGTTACTCAAGTATTGATTTTGATGTTAAGCAAGCTCTTTTAAGCTGGATCTATCGGAACTATGAAAACCCGAACGATCCGGTCACTGAGAGATTATCGTTCTTTGATAACGTGGTAGCAGATAACCGCAGTTATGGCTTATAATGATCTTATAGTGATCCAGCAGAATACCGTTTCAAGGGATACGGCAGGGTTTAAGCAGTTTTCTTGGAGCACATATAAGACTGTGTGGGCTGAAATTGTAGATACTGGTGGGGTGATGGATTATGAGTCTGAACAGCCCGTTTGGAGAGATTCAAAGACCTTCAAAATTCACAAGCATGACGCTCCTGAGGTTAAGGCATATCCACAAATGAGGATAAGTTATAACTCTGATTATTTTATGATAACTGGTATTGAGCATGAGGGTAGGCTTTTCACTACTTTAACTGGTGATGCAACGGATGACGACTAATACTGATATATTAAATGTTGATATTAAATTAGTCGGGGATAATGAATTGTCTGCTGCGTTGAGGTCTTTGGATTATGCGACCCAGCAAAGAGCCCTGAAGGCAATCTTGAGAGATGCGGGGAATAATACTATTGTTAAGGCATTAAAAGCAATTACCCCGGTTAGGACGGGTAAGTTACAGAAGTCTATGGGGGTTGTTTCCGGAAGGAATAGGCGCAGGGCAACTGTTTTCGTGGGTCCCAGGATGTCACATATACAAACAGCGAGGGGCAGGGAGGGTTATAGCGGATGGGTTGCTAATATTCTTGAGAATGCAAAAGACCATGATAGGGTTCCACTAAAAGCGAAATCGTTTAAACCGTTTTCTGGCACGGGGGCCGGACCCGAATTTTTTAAAAAGGTCGGCCCAATTAGAAAAAGGATCCATTTTTCTTATGCGATTGAATCTAATATCAAGAATGCCGAAGTTCATATAATCAAATCCACCAGGAAGGTCATTGAAAGAACCTGGAACAGAAAGGTCAAAAAATGGGGTTTAAGTGATTACGCGAGAGTTAAAGGCAGACAATGAGCATAAAGGCGGCTTTATATGATTTAATGAACAACGTTGAAACTGACGTTTATCCGGTTATAGCCCCCGCCGAGCAGTCAGATCCCTATGCTGTCTATAACTGGAGCAGGGAATTAATCAGGGGGCAGGATGGTATTTCAACCTACGAGGTAACATTAACAGTAGAGATATTTGCCAAAGACCCGTCCGATTGCTTAGACTTAGCCGCGATTATTGAGGGGAATATGGAGGCCGCCACCGGAACTTATCAGAGTACGACAATTTTAGTCAGCAATCTGGTTAGCGAGAGCGAGACCGAATACATGGGAGATATGGATAAATATGGAATAACACAAACTTATCAACTATTTATAGATAATTAAATTAAAACGAAATGGCACTACGAGGAGATTATTTAGTATTAAAGGTACAGCAGTACAGCTCCGGTACGAATGAAGCGATTATAGCTGAAAGCACATCCGTTACAGTAGACTTCTCGTCTGAATTTCTTGAGACTACGAGTCAGTCAAGTGGGTTGTTTACTTCCGGGATTCAGGGGAAAGTAACTGGAACGGTTTCCGGTGATTTCTTAGTGGCTTCGACTTATTCAAACTGGACGCGCTTAATTACAAAGCAATGGGCCGGTGAGGTGATTTCCGTTAAAGTTTACTTTGATGGAGGCACAACGGATGTGATCGACTGTGATGGTGTGATTACAAGTATTTCCGCTTCAGGCGGGAATTCGGACCAATTAACAACCGGGTCTTACAGTATCACATTAAGCGGCGATCCTAATACCTAAGAGATGTATATAGAAACGGGGAGAGGTAAAATGCCGGTGCATTTCGGGATGAATGCACTGGCTAAATTCGGAGATATAACCAATAAATCAATGAATGAGGTTGTGGCCTCCTTGAATGATTTAGGCAAGTTAAAGATTTCCGAGGTATTGGCGTTCATTTACGTGGGATTTGTTGATGGCGCGGAAAAGGCAAAAGAGGAATGCAAGGTTAGTTCCATCCAGGAGGTCGGTTATATGATTGATGATGACAAAGAGCTTATTGAAAGGGCTTTTGGCGTTTACGGAGAACAATCACCGCCCAAAGAAAAGGAGACAAGTAAAAAAAAATAACCTTTGATGACATTTATGCCTTTGCCATTGGCGAGCTTGGGATGGCTCCTTCTGAATTTTGGGGTTTAACGCTTCGTGATTTGTGGAATGCTGGTAGAGGTTACCAGAATAGACATCAGACGAGTTGGTATCAAGTGAGGTGGTTAGGCACCGTTATCAACAATACGTCAATGGGCGGGAAGAGAAAACAACCAGGAGAGATGTTGTTTTTTCCCTGGGAAGATGAACAAGATAGGAGCAGCGAGATCGAACTGATTAAAGAGAGACGTAAATGGCTACAACAACAGTAAGTACACTTACCGCAGTCCTTCAGATGGATAATTCAAAGTTCAAGAAGGGCATAAGTCAGTCTCAGAGGTTATTAAAAGATTTCGCATCCACAATGGGTGTTGCGTTTTCTGTTGGCGCGCTCGTTGCTTTTGGAAGGGAGGCGGTTAATGTAGCAGCCAAGTTAGAGGGTATTAGTGCGGCCTTTGCTAAATTTCCGAATCACACAAGATTATTGGAGAATTTAAGAAAAGCAACCAGGGGAACGGTTGACGATCTTACCTTAATGAAGTATGCCGTTCAGGCAAAAAACTTCAAGATCCCACTTGATCAATTAGCTAAATATTTTGAATTTGCCACCACCAGAGCCATACAATCCGGGGAGGCTGTTGATTATCTGGTCGAAAGTATTGTAACCGGGGTTGGAAGAAAATCATCAAGGGTACTTGACAATCTCGGAATTAGTTTAGCCGAACTTCAGGACGAGGTAAGAAAAGTGGGTGATTTCGGAATAGCTGCCGGAAACATTATTGAGCGTGAATTAACCAACATGGGTGATGTTGCCGACACGACAGCCACAAAGATAGGCAGAATTTCAGCAGCATGGAAGAATTTACAAGCAGAGGCCGGTAAAGGAATCAATTGGCTTGCACAGGCAGCCCAAAATGATATAGATAAGTTTAGTTATTGGTATATGAAGGGCAGACAACCGACTATTGACGAGATCAATAGGGTTGCAAGATTCTATACCAAGACGGGTTTTATGAATCAAAGCGAATGGAGCACGGGATTCACTTCAATGAACAGGGGGGCAATGGTCAAGCCCACTTCTGTTTTCCCGTCTTTTAATGCGGGTTTTGCCGGAGGTGGTATTAGTGGTGATTGGCAGTATAAAATGTCACAATCAATCAATGACATGAAAACAGCCTTACCACAGGTGGCAAAGATTACGGGTCAGATAAAAGATGATTTTGGTGATTTAATTGATCTGGACACAATGTGGGCAGATGATGAAACCTGGATAGAAAACCTACGAAGAAGAAGACAGGAATATCAATATTTACTTGATATAGCCAAAAGCTATAATGGAGAGTTAGAGGATACAAACAAAAAGGCCAAAGAACTTCAGGCGACAATAAGCTATGCACTTGTCAGCTCTTTTAAGGATTTGGGCAATGCCATTTCAATGTCATTGCAGGGGGCTGAAAACGCTTTCGAGAAACTGGGGGAGACAATCGCCCAGAATATTGGTAATATATTAATTATGATTGGCGTCAAAGAGGGTCTGTGGTGGTTAGCAGCGATTGGGGCCGTTATTCAAATTGGCGCCGGAATTATAGGCAGTACAAAAAATAGCGTTAATTCATCGTATCTGGATGATAAGGGGGGTTATTCAAGAAATATACAGTTCTCTGTAAGCGGTAGAGATTTAAAGGCGGTCTTAGATAGAAATTCAGATTATAATTCATTTGCCTAATGGCATGGTTCACTAAATATACAATTACTTTTAAGGATCTCGAAGAGATAACCAATACCA